TGCTGATGATGTTGCCTCGACGCAGAGCGGTCACGCCTTCTTTGCCTGCATCATGAATCGCTTTTTGTTTGTATTCGCCCGCTTCGTTGACGGCCTCGATGTCACCGATAGCACCAACGCGTAGACGTTGCCACTCACGGAAATCTGAAACAGAACCTGTCACACAGAATTTTGACCAAGTGTCAGGCGTTGCATTGAACGCGGTCAACACCTGACGATGCATGACATTTTCCAGCAAAATAGGGAAGTCGCTGGTTGTTTGGCCGTAGCCTGCTTGTGGACGCATTGCCAGAGCCGCTTTAACCATCGATACACGATCCATACCTTTGACATTGCGCCCTGAACGCTCAAGTGATGCTTTAGCTACATCTTCAAGACGTAAATGACGGAACTCGTTAGCAGGGTCATGCTTTTCTTTTCCGCTGCGAGCCATAATCGCCTGTGTGATACCCCGCGCGAATTTTTCATTATCTGATTCGCCAGTTTCAACACGATGAGCGAAATTTCCGGCTGTTGGCTCCAAACCTTCGCCAAGCTTTAAATGCAGTTTTTCAACAGCGGCTTGCACGTTGATATTGATATCGTCAACACATTGCGCCATTAAATCCGCTACACCATTCAATTTTGCGAACGGTGCGAATTTTGCACGAATATCAGTGCGTCGCTGGTTTTCAGCGGCCAATACTTGGGTTTTGATTTCCGCTGCATTAGGTTGAATCAATTCAAAAACCGGTGCTGGTGTAGCAGGTGTTTGTGTTTGGGCGGGTTGAGGTGCAGCCGCCTGTGGTGTTGCCTTATTTTCTGGCATGGTTATCCCCTTGTTTTCGGGTTGGGTAAATATTCCGGCGGCTGCCGGAACGGATTTGTAACGGTTTAAATCAAAATGTGCAGAGACCGGCACGGCGGCGGTGATTTTATTAACCAGTCCTTCTGCAGCGGCTTCGGCGGCGGTAAACCAGTGATCGACGCCATCGGTTAGCCAGCTCATCACTGCCTCAACAGTTTTTCCAGTTTGTTCGGCGTAACTGCTGCTCATGGCAGCAGCGAATTTGTCCAGTGTGTCGGCCATGTCGCGCATGTCTTTAGAGTTGCCGACTGTGCCGCCCCAGGGGGCATGGATCATCATCAAGGCATTGTCGGCCATTTCTACGCTGTCACCGGCCATGGCAATCAGTGATGCGATGCTGACTGCAACGCCGTCAATGGCGATTGTGGTTTGCGCCTTATGGCGTTTGATCGCGTTATAGATGGCGAGGCCATCGGATACTGAACCGCCATAGGAATTAATACGGATTGTCAGATTTTCAACATCAAGCGCGGCGATGTCTTGAACGAATTGTTTAGCCGTGACTGAATCATCAAACCAGCTTTCGCCAATGTCGCCATAAATATTGATTTCAGCCGACTTATTACCTTTGGCTTGGATTTTGTACCATTCAGCCATTTGCTGCTCCGGGTTGCGTTGGATTGTCGTTGGCTGGATCACTAGTGCTGATCAAGCCTTTTGCTTGTAATTGTCTACGCCAGCGGGCCTCCTGCTCAATGACATCGCGCGGGTTGCCGCCACGTTTACGGATAATTTCAGGTCCAGCGATATAACCGGCCCGTTCACCTTCGCTGTTGCCTTTGATTTCTTTTAACGGGTCAATCCATGGCATGGACGGACCGATAAACAAGGCGTCATCAAGCGAGAGCGGGTCAATGTCAGCAGGCACATTAACCAGGCCGTCAAGCACTGCCATCTTTACGAAAGTTTCCCAGGTTGGCTGCACCATCTTGCCGACAAATTCCGAGGTCAAAACCTGATAATTTGCCCAGCCCTCAACCAGCTCTTGTCGCTGGCTTGAATAACTGCCGTCATAATCACGGGCGATGGTCGAATAATTTACGCCAGTGCCGGCGGCTATCGCGCGTAATTGGCCCTTCCTGAATTCAACCAGTTGCGGGTTTGGGCGATTGGTGTCTATCGTGCCAATTTCTTCGCCGGGCATAAGGTCGTCAAACACCATGCCGGGTGAAAAGCGCAGTGAACGTGAAGTGCCGTCGGTGTTAGGCTCGTACATATCCGGCTGGCCTTTTTTGATGAAAGCGGCCATGGACGCGGCTATTTTTGCCGCGATACGTTCAGATTCTTCATAATCTTTGATGTCGTCAAGCCGGGTCATTACTGAAGTAAAAACAGATATGCCGCGTAACTGCATGATGCGCTCACGGATTGCCAGGTGGTTAATCCTGTCCGCACTAACCGGCGTTAAATTAAGCGCTATCGAGTTAAATACGTTAATCTCACCGGGATGTTGACGGTATAAATAGTAATTGATGGGTTTGCCCCATCCATTGCGTTGAATGCCCTGCACGATGCGTTTTGCTGAATCATCATAGATCAGCGGGCACATATCGGCTTCAAGCATTTCCAGTGTGAATTTAACTTCAGTGCCGTGATCCAGAAACGGGACAACGCCGGTTAAATTTTTGGTGAACACTTCGCCATCACGCATCCAGGAGCGGCAAAGCAAGCGCTGAACGGACGGCCAATCGGAAGTAAATGTACATTCCGGCTTTTTTGACCAGTTTTTCCAGAGACGTAATAATGAATCAGCTAGATCGTCGTGAATTTCACCGCCAAACGTGCGCGGTTGAGGCTCGATACCGATACCAGAAGCGCCCACGGTATTATTGACCAGGGCGTTTAAAACGCCTTTTGACAGATCATGATTGCCGTCTAAAAACCGTGCTTGATTGCGTAGATTTGGGCCGGCTTGTGATACCCAACTGTTGCCGCTGCCTGAATCCCGGCTTTGCTTGCGCAATACAGTCGGCTTGGCGGCTTCATAGGCCGCGAGAATGTTACGAGCTTGCGCCCTGCGAACTGCTTTTTCAGGCGAGATAGTCGCTATCATGGAATCAAGCCAGTTCAAATAAGCCACCAGATGAACCCAATGACCGCAATCAATACTGGGAGAATAAACCACATTAGCAGCTTGATCACAAATACGACCAATTGATCATGGGTATTCATTGGCTAAAATCCGGCGTTTGAAAGCGGGGCGAAGTGCCACCGGCGGCTATGCGCGTTTCTGCGTTGACACGGCGCTCCCAGTCACGGCGTCCATTTTGGACTTCGAGAAGGTTGGCACGGGTTAGGATGCGTTCGCCAAAACGCACCTGTTGGCCGTCCAGGATGGCGGCTTCAGCTGTGATGTATTTGGCAAGCATTTCGGTTGCTGTAGTCATGGGCGACATTACAGCAGGTTTGTTTTCTCATTTTTAGGGGAAAAATGAGAATATTTTATTTTTTATTTCATAAAAAATAGTTTGTAGGGTGGATTTGCCGCTAGGCAATCCACATTATGGCGGTTTGCTATCACGTAACCGCCTTACGGGTTACGGGTTAGTTTATTTAGTTAAAAAATTTGCACTTGGATCAACTTCATAATCACAAATAGACGGATGATTTGAGCAGAATTTAACGTTATTTGTTTTTACAAGAATCATTTTTTCATGGCAAAATGGGCAGCGCTCATCAAGTATTTCATGAACACATTGGCCGTTCCCGCAATTTAAAACATTGCAGCGCCACATTGCTTTACCTGTTAACAACATGATTTGATCTCTGGACCTTTACCGTATTATTTTCTTTCCGTGCATGATTCGAGTTTATAACCAAAATCAAAAGCAGAAAAGTATTAAACAAAGGCAGGTATTTAAGAAAAATATCTGTATAAAATAAAAACTCTATATTTATCATAATTATAATGAGTTAAGAAATTCACGAGCGCCGTTGACGCGTAGTTGCTATTGTATTTGTCAACAAGTACATAGCCTTCGTTTAATATTCGCTCCCTCTCTTTATCTCGCTCAATTTTTTTAATTTTTTCCAGCAATTTATTAAAAATCTTCATGGGTTAAATCCTTGGTTTTTGATTTTTGTTTAGCGGCCATTTAATCCAGGTATTTGGGACACATTGCTGGCAAACTTTAAGTTGTAAAGTTGCCATTTCTCCCAGTGCCGTATTACCACACTTTGGACAGTATTTAGAACTTGATTGCCATTTTTTATGAAATAGCCAATATTTAAGTTTTTTTATTAATACGCTCATAGCATTTTTTGTAATAGTGTTTACATACCGACCGAATACAGCCGTTCTTTTTTAGCTTTTCATCCGGCAATTTATCAATAACATTGGGCGGCGGGTTAGGCCAATATAAATTATCATCTAGCATCGTACTGATTTTGCGCTCTGGTTTCATTCGCTACCTATAGCCATATCAATCATAGTTTCAAAAATAGCTTTGATGCAGATCATCACAAAGCCTGAAACAAGCAGGATTCCAGCGATAAAATAGGCAACTGGCATAACAATTACACCGATTTGTTTTTTACTCATTAGCGCTCCTCAAGTTATTTTATAATCCGGTATAAATGACTCAGACTAATCCCGTACCGCTTGCACACTTCCGCATGGTTGCTGCCATTGAATTGTGATCGAATGGCTCTATTGCGCAAATCATTTTTAGGCATTTGAATATAAACCCTTTCACCACCCCAATTGGCTTGCAATCGCTTAAATACATCATCGGCAATGCCTTTCGCTGAGCCTGCCTCGACACATAATGATTCCTCTATCGCTTCCTGGATGTCGCCTTGCAATAATTCGGCTATTCTGTCGGCTATACTCATAATCTTGAACTCCAGGGGTCGGATGCCATCGGGGTGGCGGGCTTGGTTTTTTTGGCTTGTGGTGCGGGTTGCGTTACGGGCGCATCGATACTGATAGGATCAAGAGCCTTTAACTGGCTTACCGGGTCATTATTGATTTCGCCATAGTGGGATAACAGCTCATTCCATTTGGCTTGCGTATGCAGATGCAATCTAAGCTCTTGATGATGAGCAGCGGCGTAGGAATAAACCCATGTGTCCAATGGTTCGTTTCTTGCGCCGCGTTTTTTCACGAAACGGTTTGAGCGTGGGTCGTAGGTTTCCGAGGTAATGCCGGTAAAATAGTCGGCTGGCAAATGTTCACTAAAATGCACCAGGCGATTGGCTATGTCCTTGTCGCCATCAGTCGCCAGACGGCCAAACAAAACATTTTTTATGGCTACCGTGCCGACATGCTGAATGTGAACGCCGCGCTTGTTGTAGTTGCCTCGCCAGCTGACATCCTGAGCTTTTGGTTTTGACAATACCGGGGCATTGTTAGGGACCGCACCAAATATGACCATTGGGCGGCGTATTAACCGGCGGCGCACGTAGTCTTTGACGGCTTCTGTTCTATGTCCGCCTGCATCGATGGCGGTTGCCATAATGGGCATTAAATGGCCGTTACTGTGCCGGATGGGGGTATTAAGCAGTTCGGTTAAAGCCACCCACACGGCCTCGTCAGCTGGATCTCCCATCAATTCTACATAATCCAGCGTCCAGGACGCCATGTTCTTTCCCCATCCGGTAATGTGCACCGCCAGGCGGTTGTCTTGCGTGTCGACGCCTGCTGTGATTGCCGCAACACCAAATGGAGCCACCCGCAAATGATAGGCTTCCGCACGATCGGCTATGACATTCATCTTGACGGATCTCATGGTCGGATCTTCCCAGGCTTCGGCAAGACGGCTATTCAGGAAAGTCTTTAGCCGGGCAGGATCGTTGTAGGCTTGTAGCCACATATCAACCAGTGTGGCCCAGCGTGGACCTAAGCCAATTTGGTAATACAGGGCGTTGATTTGATAGCCTCGCAAGGCCGGGCCGGGGTTGGTGGCAATCCAGCGGCCTTTTTTGATCATGTCGGTTTTGTAATGCTCTTCGATCTCGCAGGCGCACTCGGGGCAGACATAGCGAACATCTTGCCCGCCAGGACTCCAGTGCAGACCTGCCCATTCAAAAACAATCAACTCGTCGCAGTGAGGGCAGGGCATGTGATACTTGCGCTGGTCGGACTTTTGGTAAAGTTCGTCAGTGCGACACACGCCTTTAATGCCAGGACTGGATATGTACAGTCGCTTGTAGGTTGCCGGGAATGCAGAGGTGCGGTCTTCCAGCATCATCAACGGGTCATCGCCAGTATTCAGGTTACCGGCAAATTCGGTTAGCTCGTCCACGATCAGGTATTTAACCGTTGTTGACTTTAACCGCGCCGGACTGCCTGCGTGTTCAATGTAGAGCTGTCCACCGATGAAATCCTTGAAATCTTTGGTGTTGGCACTGTTGCGGCTGTTGCTGGTAATCAAAGTTTTTTGAACAGCAGGCGTTTCCTCGATCATCGGGTTTAATTTTTGGTTGATCCATTTGCCTTGGGAGACCTCGCCCGGCAGGCAGACCATAACCGGGCCTTGTGAATGATCCATGATGTAACCTAGTGCATTAACTGCAACCTCCGTTTTCCCGAATTGTATAGGGAAACACAACACGACATCATGCACGGTGGACCGCGCGGACAGGCAGTCCATCGGCTCACGTAATGGAGGGTTGCGGTCGGTGCGCCACGGGCCAGGCTCAGCGCTGCCTTTTTTCGACAGGCGCCGCTCGTTATCGGCCCACTCGGACACGGTTAGCGTTTTGCGTGGGGCAAAGGCTTTCGCGCGGGTGGCGTTGATCAGGTGGGCTGCGCGGGGGTGCGCCGCAGTGTTTAAATCGGTTTGTGTCAATTAACCTCCAACAATTTAAGCGCCGCTTCCATCGCGACAACACAACCGGCCAGCCAGTCAACAAAATAGACATTTGCAGGCGGCTTCAAGCCGTCAATCATCAGCATCTTTTTAGCGCTGATATAGCGTCCGCGCTCGATATGAACGCGTTTTCCGTATAAATCAGGATGTTGATAAAGCGCCGCCATGATGTGATTGTCGCCTTGACGAAGCGTTAATCCGCTGTAATCGGCCCACAGATGAAACAAACGCAAGGCTTGCGAGCCGAGGCAATGACTAAAGGGCGCATTGAGGGCGCCCGATTGCCAATTACTGACAAACCGGCTAACCAGCGGCCTTAAATCCTGAGCGCACTTACCGCCAAACACGGACGCATGATCGCTTAGCTGCCCGACTTGTTGCTGAACATAATCGGGAGTAATACCGCATTCCATCAGGTAAGCTTGCGCCAAGGCCCGCGATGTTTTACGCAAGGAATCATATTTGGCTGTGTTGAGGCGTTGAAAGGGCAGGTTTCCGGTCACTTCGTCAAGATCGGGAACGGCTATTTCAGGGCTGATGTAATAACCGTGCTTGCGGATGGAGGGGAGAACTTCATCACAGACCCATGACTCGAAAGGTTCGGCTTCGGGCTTGTTGGATTTGATGATGAGACGGTAAAGATTGCCTTCGTTGATAAAAGATACCATCTGGACACCACCATCAGTAAGGGTGTCGCGTTTCACGACACCCTTTGCTTGGCAATGCCTAGAAATTGCATCCCTATCGTTAGAATATCCAAGGATGACACAAACATCTTTAGCCATAAACCAGGGGTTGCCGTCTTCATCGATTTCGACGCGGATAATATGAGAATGGAAGTTGAATTGTTGAATTGAATTAGACATTCGCATTCTCCATGGCAGTATTTAAACGATCAGCCATCACGGCTAACAAACGCACGGCAATAGCGGTATTCGCGGTTAGATTGGCCGTGTAATCGAAGTCTGCCAGAATGTATTCAATGGCAGCGGTAATCAGATCGGGGAAGTCTTTTATTTGCTCGTCCAGAGACAAGGCTTCTCGTGCTGGAGCGGGGACAGTAAAGGGAATTGTGGCGTTGTGTGCGCGCAATGGCACGATATTCGTAGTGTTCATGGAATACTCCAGAGCTGTAGTTTGTTTACCACCGTCCGAAGATGCAAAACTTAGGGCGGTAGATGATGTAACAGGTTTGCATACCGGGCTCTGGGTCCGGCGAGCCTCACGGCTCCCTATTACACCACCCACCAAAACTGTGAGGGCATAAAAAAAGCCATGAACCTTGCGGCGCATAACTTCTACGCCAGAGTCGACCGGGATGCAAAACCCGCCTGCCGTGTTCAGCAGTGGTTTAAGCATAGCCCCGTTTTTAAGGTTCGTCAAGCGCTTCATGGCTAATTCGTTTTACTGCTTATCTGCCCGGTTAATCGCTGAATCATTGCTGAACTTGCCGCCTTCATAGCGCTTGGTTAGCTTGGCTATATTGCCTTGCAGGCATAGTTTACGGCTGATACCCAACTGTTGGCGCAAGCCTTCCAAATAAAATTCTATATCGCCCAGCTCTTCGATAATGTTGGGCATATCCAAAGGCTTGCGGTAGATTACATGCTTTTTGATGGCGTCCAGCAATTCGCCAGATTCACCGCTAATGCCCATCGTCATGTGAATCAGGTTTAAACAGACCGGCGTTATTTCTTCTTGCAGTTGTTCAGCGGGTTTTACCAGGGCTTTTACTAATTGTTCGTGGGTCATAGTCTCTACTTGGTTAGTTTATGAAAGCTTTGCGATAATTCGCCGAGCAGGTGTTCAATTTGATCCATCAGCAACGCGCGTATTTTCTGCTCGTCGCTTTCAGCGGCCAGTTGCGGGGCCAACATATCGGGAAGGGATTCCAGGCGGTTGCGGATGATGGCATCGCCATCGGCTACCGACATCTTGACTTCACTAGCTACCAGCAACAGCCCGACTTCTTTTTCATAGGCAATCTTGGCTTGCATGGCCGCATACTTCTCTTTCATCGCGCGGGCTTGCTGATATGCGCTGCCTGCCTTGCCGGCGATGTCGTCCAGTTTCGGCGCGGGCATGTCCTGAGCAGAGTCAAAGGATTTCTGCTCGCGTTCGGTTTGGTGGCGTTCGGATACGCCAACTTTGCCGGGGTCTTGTGTTTCGTCAATCCGTTGTTTTGAGGCCTCCGCATCGACCATGCGACCCTGCATCACCAGCCGCCCCGCGTCTTTCAACTGGGTTATATAGCCAGGGGTTTTGCCGATGTGCTGGGCAAATTCGGCTTGTGACATTAAAGGCATGTATTCACCAAATCAAATATGTCTAAATTCTCAACCCTGGAATAAATAGCGGCGCTATTATTTGATTCTATTCTGTCTGCAATTACCGCTGCACGCTGGGAGGACGTTGATGGTATGTAAATCCCAAATCTTGACGTACTTCCGCAATTCACCGCTGCATTTGTGCTGTCGGCGCTTGACAAAGGAAGTCTTTTGAATATTTCTGAATCTAACATTCTAAGCCCATGCAATTTGCACCTTGGCCTTCCATCGCTTAAACAGATAATAGCCATTGCTTCATCAATACGTTTCCACCATTGCTTTGTTCCTAGCGTTGCCCATTTTCCAGAACTGCCAATTGCAATTATCTCGAACTCGGACACTAACCATTCTAAATATCCAAGCGATTCGTGCATGTGCCAAACTGGAACGCCTTTAGCCTTGGTCCCCGTTCTTAACCACTTCAGCACCCAGTTTAAATTATCCTCTTCCGACCCATCGATAATGTCAGGGATAATTGCCCAATCAAACCCGGGATGACTAAATAGCGAATGACACCAAGCCAAGTAAGCATCAAAATCAATCGAGCCTTTCCCTTTTTTCCAGTGAGAAAAAGCCCCGTTATCCAACACAAACGACTGGCAAAACTCAAGAACAGCGCCAGTGTCGTCTTTTCGACCAAATGGGATTAAAGCATGACGACCTAGTAAAAATTTAGCTACATCTTGTCTTGTCCCGCCAATCGGCGTGCCGTGATAATGGATCACAATATAACCTCGAATTTTCTGCAAGCCACCATGCCAGGGTATTTAAGCCGGGTTGGTTGTTTGTTTAGCAAACATTGGCCTATGCCGGTGCCATCGCCTACGGTGTCGCGTTGCCATTTTCCGCAAAATTCGCACGTGGCGGCGTTTTCTTCCTTTTCCAATACTGTGATAGCGGGTTGTTCTGAAAAATCGCCACACTCTAGCGATGCGCCGCGTAATCCTGAAATTAAGCCGGCGGTATAAAGCTCTTTTGCCAGTGTGTAAAAATCAGGGGCCACGGCCTTCAGTTCAGACCTGAAACTTTCTACATTATCTTTTCCACAAATAATCTTCTTCATTATTTTTTTAATAAAAAATAGAGTGTGCAGGGTGTGCACAGTGCGCAAATATACCCTGCACAGCCGGTACCAACGAATAACGTGGCCTGTGCAGGGTGTGCAGGGTGTGCAGGGTATATATACGCGCGAGACGTGTTTTTATTTATGTGGAGAGTGGTTTTGTGAATCACTCGCGCGCAGGCACGTAGGTTTACCCTGCACACCCTGCACAACAAGGCGCAAGCCTTAGGGCTACGTGGCTTGTAGCTGTGCAGGGGTGGCAATTTTTGACCCTGCACACCCTGCACACCCTGCACAAGTTTGGTTAAATTCAGGCAATAATCATTCATAAGCACCGCCTTTGAACTCTTTGACTGCCATTCTGAAATCCTCGACGCATTGGCCTAGCCAGCCTGTTTCGCTGTTGCCGGGGCTCATTTCCAGGCATTGAGGCGGATAGATAAAAGTTTTGGGGTTGCTTGGCTTAGTGCCGTTCAGGTAGCGCTTGCGCTCTTTGCGCATTCCTGGACGTTTGCATAGATGGTCAATCGCTTTATTGAGAGGGGATGACTTGACGCCTTGTTTACCGCACCAGTGTTTGTATAAATCGTAAATGTCATCGGACAGCACAGGCATATTGGGCACACCGTCTATTTCGCCCCCGATCCAGTCATCGTAAAAGCGCAGGATGCTATCTTTGCTTAAATTCAATAGTTCGTTTTTTGCGTTGGTCATGGGAGGTTTGGCATGTTCATCAAAATCTCCCAGGTCGATATTCAACAGCCAGTCGTGAAGCGCTGGGATACCGCCGTTTTTAATCTCTTCATAAACGGCCTTGTAATAATCTGCTTCTTTTTTAGCCGGAGTCCAAATGACACAATGGCGGCGGTCGTCCTCTTCAATGACAACAGGCATCCGTTCATTGGAGAGAAAAACCAGGTTCACATGGTTTTTCTCTTCATACGCGGCCATATTTTTGGGGTTTACGCGAATCCATTCACCAGTGATAAAAGCTTTCAGCTTGTTTTTGACGTGGTATAGATCGGAGCGGGCCACCACTTCATCAGCAATTAAAAATAGCTTTCGGCTTGCCCAATCGTTGAATTTGTCTTCAATAGCTGATTGATCGATGATACGGCCATAACATCCGTACATATCCATAATGGCTTCAAAAAACAAGTTTTTACCGGTGCCTTGCGGACCGTGCAAAACTAAAGTTGTGCGCATTTTGGCTCCTGGATGCTGTAGCGGATAGGCTAGCCATTTGATCAC